GAACACGCAGTGCACGGAAAAACGATGGCTACCTACATCGAAAAAATGAGTAAGGCTAACGATCAATTAATTAGACTCGCGGAGCTCGTCGCGAAGGCTGAAAAAACTAACGACGAGATAGATTCCGAAGAGATGTTTAAAAAGATAAATGGATAAAACATGTCGTTGTATAACAACATAAAACCTGGTAACATGATTACGCGCCTCGGTGACGGTGGCGTACCACGGGTTATAAATCAAATTAAAGATGCGATTCAAGTACCTCAAACTACTTTTAAACGCATGATAGTATTGGATGTTATACACGATCCGCAGATAATAGATGATAATAAAATAGACTATTGGAAAAACGTAATTAAAGTTACGAATATTAGATTCGCGAATATCTTACCGCGCAATTCTATCATAGCCCAGGCCGCGACGATATCTACAACCAGAATCGCGCAACCAATGTTTTTGTTACCATTTTTTTCGTCTCACTTAGCTCTGCCTTGCAAACCGGGCGAAATGATTTGGACGATGTTCGAAAATCCAAACGCCGAAGTCAAAGAAATGGGATATTGGTTTTGTCGAATTACAGAACCTCATTTTATAGACGATGTAAATCATACACATCATGCGATGCAACTTGATCAATCCCTAAACGTCTCTATAAAAAAGAAGATGGAAGGTGAGAATAAACCCGTTTATGAGTTGAGAAACGGAAAAACTATAAGGTCTAAAGACGGAGTTAGATCTACTGTCTCCGACTCTAAATTAATACAATCTGATGACGAATCGATATTCGAAAAACTAATAACTGATTCTGACGCCGCGCAAATTATTCAATACGAATCTATTCCAAGATTTAGAAAGCGTCCAGGAGACATAGCTCTAGAGGGTAGCAATAACACTTTAATAGTTTTAGGTACAGACCGTTTAAATAAGGCTGCTGAAGTCCCTCTAGACGCCTCAGCTCCGTCTAGAGGAATATTACCCCAGCGCACGATGGATTTTTTTGGATATTCTGGTGCTATAGACATTGTCGTCGGAAGAGGAATGACTGCCCCTACGGGAGGTTCGATAGCGTCGACTAAAAGAATAGCAGATGGAGAAGAGTTAAAAAAAGAAATTTCAAAAATTCCAGACACCTTGGCTCGAGAAGAAGGAAATCCGGATTTTTCACACGATCGCAGTAGAATTTTGATTTCTCAAAAGACTCTACCTGATGAGAATTTTGGTCTAAAAGACTACATGAGTAAAAAATTCGCTGACAACGCGATGGTCGATAATGCCACCGGCGACGCTAGCGTTGTAATAAAATCCGACAAAGTTAGAATTATAGCTCGTTCCGACATTTCTTTTATCGTTACGAATTTCGAAAACTTACCGAGCACAGATCCGCAACAGACCATAAAGTTTAGTTCAACAGACACGACACAATGGGCTTCCATCACCATAAAAGCCAATGGAGATATCGTTTTTACTCCTAGCGATAAGGGCTATATTAAACTCGGCGGCGACGACGCAAAACAGGCGATAGTCTGTACGGCAAATCCAGCCAGCGCTTCCGATGGTCTGGTTAAGTCTTTACCTGTCGCAACGACAGCGGGTGGGTTCATTGGGACGACTGGCGGTAACGTAGATAGTTCTGCGACTGGATTATCTGCTGCACCCGATTTGGGAACTTTTTCTAAAAAGGTTTTAATTAAATGACATGGGCGTCTTAGACGACATAGGAATTTTAAATAACAAGCAGCTTTCTAAAAGCGCTTTTTCTGGTTTTATTATAGACTTAAAAAAGCGACTGAAGACAGGAAACGGAATATTCAAATCTCCCACTATCGGTAAACAAGCAGACCCTATAGAAAATTTCGACCTCGCAAAGATAGAAGACCAGTTTTTATTTCCAGAATTTCATAGAATCTGGAAAGAAAGATATACAAAAACAGTCCAACAACTAAATCTCCCCAGCGCGTATCAAGCTGTTCCTAAAATTCCACTAGCTCCTCTGGTAGACCCCACGGCTCTGGCTAAAATAATGGGCGTGAAAGACGCAAAGCCCGTCAAGTTTCCCGACATACTGTTTGAGATACAAGGCCTGCCTCCGCCAGGAGCTCCTCCCGCTCCTCCAGCCACCATAAAAGATGTTTTAACTAATAATCTAGTAAAGACTGCGGAGTTTTTTGACCAATATTTAAAAGGACTAAATCCGTTAGATCCTAAAATAATAGAAAAATTAATAAACGCAGTCAACAAAGCACCTGGTGCAATAGTTCCGCAGCTACCTGATCCACGTGTACTAAAGCACGGATACACGCAACAACACAATTTCGAAAAATCTATATATCTTGCGCAAATAAAAGCACATACGGAATTGATGGCCCGCGCCGCGGATCCGACATTTTTGCCCAATTTAATCGCGCAAATGGCATCGGGACAAAACGATATGCTTCTTACGGAAGTGTATGCAATCGCCTCAAAACATCAGCCTACGCCAATGTCGACTAGTGACTTTGAAATTGCTGCACAAGAAGTACTTTTACAACATCAAGTAAAGTTAGAATGCATCGCTCTATTGGGACAAAATATAGGCAGTGGTGAAATAATAAGGGCTCTCGCGGCGACACCAGAAGATCAAGGTGGATTAGGCTTGCTGGACATGTCAAAGTCAAAAAGCGATCAAACTTCTGGCAACGAAAATCCCCAAGGAACAACTACGGCAAGTGGTGGTTCTACGACTACGCCATCGACCACTACACTTTCAGGTATGCCGGCTCAGACCGGCGGCAATGAAAATGTCAGTCAAAGTCCATTTGCAGCGAGTGGACAACCTGTACAAGACGAAGCTCCACCAGGCGCTAGCGGAACCGGTGGATCGAGCAGTCCTAGTTATGGAAGCGGATATGGCATGGGTGGAGAAACACCAGCTGACGAATATCCTCCACCCCCCGGTGCTAGTCCAGGTGGTTCAGCGCAACAACCCTCTGGATTCGGTTTCGGTGGACCATCTGACGAAGTACCTCCTGGTGGTAGTCAAGGACAAGGATCCTTAGGATCTGGACCCCAAGGAAGCGGCGGACCTGCGACACAGCAAGGTTCTCCTTTCGGGTTCGAGGCTCCTCCTGATGAAGCGCCACCGCCCGGCGCACAAGGTGGTGGAGGCAACGCTCAATCTAACGTTTCTCCGTGGGCAGGACCTCTCGCCGACGATTATCCTAACCAGGGTAATCAAGGTCAGGCTACACCACCAGGTTGGGGTGGCGCGCCTCCCGATGAGGGATCTCAACAACAAGAACCCCCCCAAATACCGCAAGAAAGTCCTGAGGGTGGAGAAACAATGGGCGCAGCAATTCCGACTGATCCGCAAGGAGACCCTGACGTGCCCATCGACCCGCCACCGAATACCACTTCTAAGGACATGACTATTCCCGAGGGTATAGGAAATTCTTATTCCTCCGGCGACGACGATAGTGATGAAGGCGATGATGGTGGCTCGGGTAGCAGCAAAAAAAGCCCGGGATTTAAAAACACGAGCGTTAGAAAAAGAATAAAAGACCTCATCGAAGGAGGCAAAACATGCGCTGGTGGTTGTTTGGGTCCGGCTCCGGATTTTTCAAAAATGCCCTCGCCGCCACCAGGCGGAGGTTTTATTCAGGGAACTTTCAGGGGCTTTACAGGTTCCGACTCTTCCGTCCACCCCGCGTGGGCAAAGGTGATAGATGGCGCCGGTAGCACCGTCGGTGGCGGGTTCTCGAGTGTGGCAGAAATTCAAAATGTAATGGGAAAAGCCAATTCAGATAATCATACTCAGGCCGTCGCGACGTCTTGTGGACAATTATCTAGCTGGCTCGTAAGAAATGTAATCATGACGCCCTCACGCGCAAACGGTGCGTCGGTGTCGATTTCCTGGGATAATCAAACTGCTAAAGATAATTTTCAAAAATCAGGTATAACGCCTGGCGCAAAGAGTTACGATACCGAGAACTCGATCGGCGGTAGAGGTTTTGAATTCGTATATACCGCCGCTGCCCTTGGAGCATGGGTCAGTCTAGATAATCCCAACGTAACCGATCCGTTGAAGGCGCCTCCACCGAGTTATGGAGACATTTTTTTAACGATAGATGACGAAGGAATAATTCGCCACACGGGTATAGTAATAGATTGGCGACCGTCAGATGGATGGTGGGCCACGGCCGACGCGGGACAAGGAAACATGGGCGCCGCTGCGGGTGACCCGGCTAAGGCTTCACAAGGCATGGCATATTGCAAAAGAATTTTAAAATTTAATGGTACCAAATATTTGGTCACGGCCGAGGCCGCACAAGCCGGGTCTGGTCAGTTGAAATTTTTTCACGGATACGTCAATATGGATATTTTCGTAAAAAAACTCAAAGCTGATTATAGCGGGCAGTGGGATAAGTTTGGAATACCTGATTGGTGTAAGTAAGCGGGTTTAGTTTTAATAAGCCGACATAGTTAGGACTGTATGGCGTCAACAATAAGTTTTAAAAGCGTAGGCACAACGGGTCAAAAACTCATTGAGAGTAATTTGATACCTAGCCTGACGCCTATTGGAATAAAGACGCCACTAAAACTAGGTAAAAAATACGGAATATTCGACATGTACACCAACATGTCTGATACGATTCACGACAATTTAAGGAATTTAATACTCACTAACTGGGGAGAACGACTGGGACTTTATTATTTTGGCGCCAACTTGAGACCATTGACAACTGAATATTCCGTTCAAGAAGAATTTGATTCCGAGGCAGTGATTAGAATAAAGACTGCTACGGCGACGTGGATGCCTTACGTAAATCTAGTAGATTACGTGTCGGATTTTGAAAGTTACACGAAACTTTCTTCAGTCGCACAAATAAAAATATTGATAACCTATTCAGTTCCACAACTAGCTGTCGAAAATCGTAAACTACGAATTAATTTGTTCGTACTATAATAGAAATCAAGAAAAATGGCCACCGAACCTAAAAAAATTACAAAAGAGATAAGACAGCGACGTTATCTGGCTCGCGACTTTGATTCCATGCGTCAGTCGCTGTTAGACTACGCACGCCAATATTACCCAGATAGAATTCAAGACTTTTCAGAGGCGTCTATAGGTGGTTTGTTTTTAGATATGGCCGCATACGTCGGCGATAATTTGTCATTTTACTTGGACCACCTCTACGGTGAACTAAACCCAGAAACTGCAGTTGAAAATGGCAGCATAGAAAGAGCCTTAAGAAGTTCTGGCGTTAATATCGCAGGAGCTTCCCCCGCTACTGTTAATGTCACTACATATATTGAAGTACCAACAGCCTCGTCTGGTGACGATGGGCCCGATTTAAGTCTTTTGCCAGTCGTCAAAGAAGGTTCTATTTTTACGAGTGATAGTGGTATTCCCTTTACCCTGATAGAAGACATAAGATTCATAATAGATCCAGATGAAAATGGTAGCTATATCATAAATCCGGCGATAAAGAAAAAAGTCGGTCGACGTCGAACTGATGGCGCTATAGTGAGTTATTTTCTTTCGCTAGACGGACTTTGCGTTTCTGGTAGAGAAGTTAGACAAGTAACGACTGTTGGAAGTTTTACTCCTTTTCGTAGAATTCAACTAGAGCAGCCCAATATCACGGAAATAGTAAACGTATATGACGATTACGGTAACACATATTACGAAGTTGGAGCCTTGTCTCACGACGTAGTCTATAGAAACGCCCTAAACTCTTCTTCTGACAGCGATCTCGTAAAAGATGGTTTGAGAGTAATTCACGCGCCTTATAGATTTACTAAATTGACTGACCTTGCCACGCGCAAAACGACGTTGTTATTTGGAGGCGGTTCTGCGGCTGCGCTAGAAGACGACGTCATTCCAGACCCTACCGAATTTGCTTTACCCTTACCGTACTCGAAGACGATAAAAAGGACTTCTTTAAATCCTGAAAAATTATTAACTACGAACACCCTGGGTGTAATATCTTCTAACACGAATTTGACGATTACGTACAGATACGGTGGCGGTTTAAGTCACAATGTTTCTCCAAACTCTATATCGTCTATTACAAGTTTATCACTAGCCTTTCCCAGAAACCCGCCTAATAGCGACGCTGTAAAAGTTAGAAATTCGCTAGAAATAAGTAACGCTATGGCGGCTTCTGGTGGTGAAGACGCTCTCACACCTCGCGAATTGATAGCGCTAATACCAGCAGTAAAAAACTCGCAAGAAAGAATCGTGACTAAGGAAGACTTGTTGGCTCGAGTATATACTATGCCTTCTAACTTAGGAAGAGTGTTTAGGGCGTCTATAACTCCAAACCCCAACAATCCTCTTTCGACGCAACTATTCATTATATCAAGAGATAACAACCAAAGACTGATCATGTCGCCAGACAGTCTAAAGTTAAATTTAAGAAAATATCTTAATTCTTATAGAATGATATCAGACGCTATTGATATCCTCGACGCACAAGTGGTTAACTTACAACTAAAATTTACAGTCGTAATTGATCCTTCCTTGAATAGAACTTCTGTGCTATCCGTCGTTTTATCAAAATTACAAAAGCAGTTTGAAATTAGAAAAATGTATATAGATCAACCGATCATTGTCTCAGACGTAATTAATACGATTTATTCGACACAGGGTATAGTGGCAGTCGACTCGGTGGAGTTGATAAACATTTCTGGTATAGTTGACAATAGGATTTATAGCGACGTCGTACACGACGTAAAAAGCAACACAAAGCGTCAGATGTTATTTCCTCCAACGGGAGGAATATTCGAAATAAGATATCCTGACGTTGATATCATAGCCAAGGTGGTGACCTGATGTTCCGCGTATTAAAAGCCGACAAAGACACGTATATCACTAACAAATACGTAGATGGCATCCAAGCTAAAAGCGGTAACGTCGGTACTGCAGGCACGATGGACCTTTTCAAGCTATATGGAATCACTACTGTCAACAACGTAGCGCAAACCGAATTATCCAGAATTTTAATACACTTTGATCTAAATCCATTAAGAGATTTAGTCAACAGCGGAAAAGTCGACATATCACATCCAAGTTTTAAATGTCAATTGAGTTTAAGAGACGTATATGGCGGACAAACTACGCCCAATAATTTTACGGTAAATATTTTTCCACTATCGGCTTCGTTCGACGAAGGATCAGGCAAAGATACGGCATACTATGTCGATGAAGGTGTCGCAAACTTTTTTTCGGCCTCTAGAGAAGCAGCATGGCTCCAAGAAGGTTGCTCATTGGCTTGTTTTTCGACGAGTCCCGGAGATTATATAACCAGTTCTATTACGATCAATAACACAAAAGCCTCTCAGACTTTTATAACGGGAGAAGAAGACTTACTCATCGACGTGACGAACATCGTATCGGCGACTTTGAAAGAAGACTTACCAGATTCAGGTTATAGAATTTGTTTTAGCGATGCGATTGAATCTGATGCTTACACTTATTTCGTTAAAAGATTCGCCTCGCGAGGGGCTTACGACGAAACAAAGCGACCGCAGCTTCAAGTTAAATTCGACGATTCTATATTCGATGAAACTTCCAATCTGCGAATCGACTCGCCGTATCCCGCTAGCTCATTTCTTTACAACTACGTTCATGGTCAATTGACTAACTTAGTTTCGGCTTCTTCTCCTGTCGTGGGATCCAATTGTATTCTACTAGAACTCAAAACCGAGGCTTCTGGTGTTGGATCTTACTCGTTATTCTTTACGGGATCGCAACATTATTCTGGTGTCAATCCCGCAACTGGAATATATTCTGCTTCGATATCCCTACCGCTAACCAATCCTAAAATTAAGGCAAGTTATTTACAAACAGGCTCGATTAGTTTCGTACCGGTGTGGAGTTCTATAGATCGAACAATAGCCTATGTAACAGGATCCAAGATAACAGCCCATGCGCCTGAGAGGATCGATCGTAGATTGAATCCCAGGAGATATACGGTCGGTGTGTTGGGAATAAGCACCGATTATGCAGAGGCAGAAGAAGTAACTTTAAGAGTAAATATCTTTGATGAAAATAGCCCTATAATCAAGGCGGTTAGATTGCCACATGAGTTACCCGGGTTGGCCCTAAAAAATTCCTATTATGCCATTAGGAATTCTGCGACTAACGAGTATGCGATACCGTTTGATTCTGAAACCAATTCTACCAAGCTAAGCAGCGATTCTAGCGGTATGTATTTTAATTTCAACACTTCGGCGCTGACGTCGCAGCGCTCGTACGTAGTCGATATAATGACTATAGTCGATGGTCAACAACAAAAATACTTGAATGCTTCACCCGTGTTTAGGGTAATAAAAGTCTAGGCCTTGATTCGTCATGATTAGAAAAAAGAACTACATACAAGCGCCATCGTTTATCAAAGCTGCGTTAACTGAGACTAGACCAGTACAGTTAACTTTTCGAGACTTGTTAAACACCAACATAGAAAGTACTTCGTCTTTTCAATATGATCCGCTGGATTATCCCGTAAAAAGCACACAACAACTTAACGTCGATTGGTCGAAATTCGAAGAACACACGTTCTTCCAGTCTGCCGAAGTAAAAACCAATGTTGCTTTTGATCAGATCGTTAATGGATTTCCATTCGACGGCACAAGAATTGATGTTGAAAGATTTTTTGAAAAATTAACGGGTTACGAAAAGTGGGTATATGATCAATTCCCAAGATTCGCTGGACAGCTACATTTTTCGGGCACGCAGGTAGGAGAAGATCCTTTTAACGGTTACGCTTCGGGATTAGGAACCCGTGTCGAAGTCAAAGATTCTGCAGGGTGGTTATTCCCAGACATATCTAAGAAAGACACGGGCGAGCCTGTATTAAATCCACCCGCAAATAAGTCGTTCACAATCGAAACTCATATATTCGTTCCAAATCAAAGCAACGATGGACAGGTTGTCTTTCAAAAACTATCGCCAGATAAAAGTCAAGGTTTCACTTTTTACCTAGAACCTTCGACGAATGCGTACGCGACAGGCACTTTTTGCATAATTTCCGGTAGCGTTAACAACTTTGTAGATTGCAGTTTCCCCAAGGGAGAATTTAATCATCTTTGTGTATCCCTGAATCGAGAAGTGGGCGACAACTATCTGCAAGTTTTTGTTAACGAGCGTCTACAAAATGAAAGTAAAAAACAAAAAGCTATTGGCGAATTTACTGACACGTCTTCTTTGATCATAGGTTCGGGATCTTCTTTTTACACAAATGGTGTATATACGACGCCACAACAAACCTTCAGCGGTACCCTTGACGAATTTAGAATATTCCACGCCTACAGGTCTATTCAACAACAAAGAAACTACTCCTCTAAAGGTCTGTATTCGACTGACTCTTTAAAACTGTACTTTAGATTTAATGAACCATCGTCGTCATTGTCTTCCAATCCCAGTGATATTGTTAACGCTATAGTCCTGGACAGTTCGGGAAATTCCTTGCACGGACTCATACAAAATTTCGATAACTCTTTGCGACAATCTGCGATAGAAGACCCGTTGAGTTCAATGACCGCTGAGAGACCCGAATTTACAGTAGTGTTATTTCCTTATAATCCCGATGTCATCTCATTAAATACGAGATTATTGTCTTCGGCCAACGCATACGATCAAGTGAATCCGAACTTGATCACAAAATTAATTCCACGACACTATCTTCGCGAAGGTGGAGAAGAAGAGGGATTAAAACGCGATGAGATAGAAGGAACACTCGGCGAAGCTTATGGCGGAGAGGGTATACCTGGACAAGGACAACTAGGTTCTACACAGATAATTTTGACTTTTCTCTATATCTGGGCTAAGTTCTTCGACGATATAAAAATGTTCGTCGACGCATTCGGTACGTTAAACACGGTGGACTATACGCTCCCGAACACCATGCCAGATAATTTCTTAAATAACTTTGCTAATTCCTATGGCCTATTTTTGCCGCCATTCTTTAACGATGCTAGCATACTCCAGTACGTCGACGGAGAGGACATTAGCGAAAGTGGTTTGTCGACTTACACTCTAAAACAAGTACAATCCAACTTGCTACGACGTGTCTTGGTAAACATACCTGATATCTTGAAGTCTAAAGGTACACAACATAGTATCAGGTCTTACTTAAGATCCGTTGGAATAGATCCAGATAACAGCGTACGAATCAGAGAATTCGGTGGACCTTCTTTAAATCAATTTGGATCGAGTAGAGAAACAAGGACTGAATACTCGTCGGCGGTAGATTTCCAAACTGCCTCAATCGTCACCACATCGTTTCTTTCGGCTTCGAGAGTTGAACCTGGATTCCCTGATGTCATCGGTCCATTTAGCGAAGGAATATCGACGAATGAAAATGATGGTCTATTGACTTCTGGTTCCTGGACGTATGAAGGATGTTATCGATACACAGCAGAAAATTTGGCGAAATTTGATGGCGAATATCAATCGCTAGTCAGATTCGAAACGACGGGGTCAGCGACGACTGCCAAACCAGGAATTATTCTTAATCTTGTTGCGTCAAGTTCCTTGATGGCCTATATTCGACCTGGTATGTCGGTCACTTCGCCGACGCTACAGTTGATGTTGCCCATCAACGTGTTTGATGGCGAAAAATGGAATATATCTGTGGGTTGTTATCGTAACGACTCTATAAAGAGTGCGGTATCGTCTTCCTATTTCTTAAGAGCTGCGACACAAAACAATGGAGATATTTCGAGGATATATACGACATCTTCGTTCTTTTACGAAACGCCCACGGGAGAAAATAACGCGTTTAGAATATTATCAGCAGCTAACAATGCTTCGGGTTCGAGAATCGCGATAGGAAAAAATAATAACATCCCCGAAGGTGGCATGGGTTACTTGTATCTTAACAGTACGTTAGATGCGCCAGATATTGCTAGAGAAACCCAGTGTGTCGGTCAAGTTAGCAACATTCGTTTTTGGTCAAAGGGCTTGACGGAATCCGAATGGAGAGAGCACGTTAGAAATCCCAAGTCTGTTGGCGTCGAAGACGCGTTAACGAACTACAATTACGTAACCTCTAAAACGGGCTCGTTCGAAAAACTAAGATTAAGCACTTTAGAAAAACAGACGGCTAGAACGGCTTCATTGTCTGGTGAAATAGTGTTTAACGATTTTAGCGAAAACGGTATCAAGGTTTTCGGTTCGCAATTCCCAGTCAGCCAGCAGGTTTTCATAGGCGACATTTATGGTTATAGTTATTTATCACCATATTTCGACGAATATTCTTCTACTGAAAAAATTCGGATTAGGGGATTTAAAGAATTTGAATATCTGAGCGACGCGCCGTACGCTACGATAGGACCAGCTTACGAGCTTCCGCCCGGTGAGACTCCTCAAGATGACGTCAGGTTCTCAATAGAATTTTCGTTATTGGATTCGCTAAATAAAGACATCGTCAACATGTTTGCAACACACGATGTTCTGTCGACAGCAATAGGCTCGCCCGAGTTAATGTTTTCACCAGACTATCCAGACCTAGAGAAGTTGCGAGACATTTATTTTAATCGCCTAAAAGATAAAATGAATTTTAGAAACTTCTTTGAATTTTATAGGTGGTTCGATTTATCAATGGGCAACTTTATAGAGCAGTTAGTTCCGAGAAAGACCAAATTCAAAGGAATGAATTTCGTAGTAGAATCTCACGTCCTCGAACGTCACAAGATGGAGTATAAGTCAAACGAAATTTACCTAGGAGATTCTGGTTTGCGTAGCCGTCTTAGAGACGTTCTGCTGAGCCAACAGATTGTGGGAAATATAAATAGATTTTAATAAGACGGACAAACCATGGCAGTATTTTCAAAGAATTTTTATTCGTCGATCCAGCAATACGACGTGTTAGAAGAACGAGCCTTCATCGAGGGGCCCCGCGTCTACGACACTGTGATTGGTATCAACTCTTCTAGTATCAACACTTCGGCGATTGACGCCTTTAGGCAAGGCGTAGAAATCACTCTAGAAAAACATACTGTCGGTTCTTTTAAAATCACCGCAGGAACTCCTGGTCACATTATCAAACCCGTCTGCTATGGCATTAACGAACTAGACATCGTATCCACGGGATCTTTCGTCGAAGTTGACTACTTTAGCCCAGTCAATTATTTGCGTTTGCAAGAGCCGGGCGCCGACCTGGGCAAAGTCATCACATTCCCTATAATCACCGCTGATAGTAATCAAGTTGAAAACTATATTCTAAATGGCATCATCGAGCCCTTGACGATTCGACCCGTCATCTCTTTCTTTTCCATAGAATTTCCTTATGAGTCTCATGCTTTTCGAGCCGACATGATGGCCGGTAATTGGGAACACTTTAAGTTTTCGAGCGACAGAATTTTAACGGTAGATTACACACCTAAAAAACTAGTGCCGATAAAAACATTGACGTCAGGGACGGTCTCAACCCGCGCATTTGTCAATAACGAGCAATACCTCGACGCATTCGAAGTGATCAGGTCGGGTTCATCGGTAGCCAGACAAAGCATAGGCTTTTTGAATGATCAGCACAACTATATAGATAGCTTCGTCGACGGTGGCGAATACGATTATTTAAAAAGTCTAGGAATTACAGTCGCAACCCATGGAGAAGACATGGTGAAAGTCTTTCAGACTATGACTGGGTCTACCGACAATTATGTCCCTCCAGGAAAAAAATCAGCGACGGCGGGCTTCGTATACGATAATATAGGATACGCAGGGACTGATTCGATCGCATTCGGAGGCATGACGTACTGAGATGGCTACATCAAAACTGTTGAGGACACCACCGCCAAAAAATCTGAATAACTACGTCGCGTCTATCAGGCGAATCTTCGGAGATCCCGAGACCGTTCCCGATGCCAAATTTAGTGCCGGCGGAACTTACGCAGTTACGTTCGAAAGTTCTATGCTAGCGGGAGATGCTGATCTAGGGTATTCGGTATCTAATCCTATCGGTTTCGACGTAACCATAAACGGAAAAACGTACGGAGAGTTCTCGGTTTCGGGAGCCGGCTGGATGATGTTGCGAGATCCTGATGGCGCAACGTCAGGTGCTACGTGGTGGCATGACGTGCTCGATTCGACTGACCCCAACGCGAATATATACACAAACGAGTATATTAATTCTGATTTTTCTTATGATCACGTCGTGCTCGCGCCATGGTTCGACAGGACATGGGTGACATCGGCCAATTTAACGCAATTAAAGAATGGTCTATATCTAACAGATATAACGGCGACAGTCGAAGAGAATATCATTAAGGGCGCTGATTCTAACGTCTGGCCATACGACACTATCGATCATGGCGTCAGATACGTAAATGGCTATGATTCTAAAAAAGGAAGATATCTTGTCGTTAGATGGACTAACACCGAGGTTCAATATAATAGTCGACTAAAGTTTGAGGTGGCATTGTTTGAGAACGGCACGATCGAATATCGATATTGGCCTAGGAATCAATACAAAAGACCCATTTCGTATCCGTCTTATTCCAACCTATACGGTACGATCGGAGTTTTTTGGTCGGGACCGTCTAATGGGTCTAATAAATTTAGAGATTTTTCCACCTTTTTGGATTACGACCCAAAAAGAAGTTTATCAGAATTAGGCGGCTCGGAATATTCTCCCTACTACTCCGATACTTCAAACGTATTTTCGAATAGTCAACCATATTCTTTAAACGTTGGAAGTTCGAATTGGCCCAAAAATGGTGCCGTCATAACATTCTCTCCGCCAGTCAATCCTGGTAAATTCTTACCACGGAAGATAATCTCTTCCATCGCGGCCACCAAGAGTCTGGTATCGGCGGGAGGCTTGTTCGACGATAGAAAAACCGTTAACTTTTTCTCAGGTAGTAACGTCGTAGTTAACATGCCATCGACGTTACCCTCCAGACTGCTGGGCAATACGAGCGACGATGTTAATATACCCTTGAGACAACTTTTATTTACGAAAGACAGTCTCAAGGTTACGGGTAGCATGAAAGTCGGTGTAATCGATTCTCATCTAGAGACTCTTGAAACGCTAGATAAATTACAAGAGCCTTCCAAAAATTCTTTCAACGAATCTCAAAGAAATTATCAAGAAACCGCATCTACCTCTGATTTTTACGCGACGGGGTCTGCTCTCGAAATTTTTGGAGACGGATTCACTGCACCGCTTAAGTCGAAGACGCAATTTTATTTTTCGTTGCCCGTGAATAAATCGGTAATTATGCCAGCGACAACTGCGTCGTTCTACTATTATAACGGCAACAAAAAAACGTGGAATTTAATCGATCCTGATGGATATAGAATCCCTGAAAGAATTTATTCTGAGTTTGATAATGTCACCTATGCTGACGCCTACAACACAGACGTGAGTTCAATCTATCGTGTTGTAGAAACCTCTCGCGGATTCGATTCCATCGGCAGAAAACTAATTTCTGGTTCGAATATTATTGATTTTAATTATGACCCTCTTGTCTTCAACGCCTCAATGGAGCAATTTCAAACTGCCGATGCTATCGGTACATTTGTTAACTTCGATAAAAATAATAGCATCACGACGCTACGTCGCAGTGCCGACCCCATCACGAATAATTACAATAAATCCGTAACAGACAATTCCACATTTTTCCCAACATCCGATCAGGCGTTTAGCTTTCCTATCGAACAACCATTTTTATTGGAAAAAGTTGTTGTCGATATACCGGTTTATATAAGTGGCGCTTGGTTTAACGATTTGACAACATGCGTTAGACCTCACGCCCATGTTACAGGCGCTGTAGCTAGCGACCCTATGGCGTTTGGAAGATTCTTGGGTCCCATAGACTTTGGAGGACCTGGCATAACGTTTGCTTTAATGTGTGGAAGAAAAGGCGAGAATAGTTCTTACTTGGATTTAATAGCGTCCGGTACGATCACGCATATAAATGATGCTGTGGCAGATGTGATTCTAAAGAAAGATCCTGGTATGCGCTATCATAGCATGCGTCCTACTGGTTTTCTTTCGTTTTCTAATCCAACCCATATCATTTCAGGTACGAACAACGTCTTTGAAGGAAGTGTTAGATTGGAAATGGAGGCATCGGTCGCAGGAGGCCTAACATTCGCTAGAAACGATAGGTCGCTTTTGTCTGCGAGCATCAGTAACACCGACGCTTCTGGCTATCAAACAAGCAATAGAGATAAAGCGAAAGAATTATTAACGACAAAATCTATTGTCACTAGCGGCGAAGCTGTTTTCAACGTTTTCGATCGTCTGGTAGTACAATTATCAGATTATATAACGAGATCTCCTCGCGTTTATGTGCAGCAAGTAAGTCCGTTATCCCGCGGATCATCAAAAATTAATTTCAGCGGTAACTCGATACTAGGCGGAAACATAGCCAGTTTCAATCTAGAACCAGTCATAAAAAATCCTTTATACTCAGGGTATGCTACTGCTGCTGAATTGCCAGCAAAATATACGGATCAAATTAATAGCGCGAGCTTTGGCTTCGACGCAGTTTCTATCTATTCGACTGTCGACAGTCGACCCTCGCCATATTTAATACTACCTGGCGATAAACTTTCAATATCAATGTCAAAAACCAGGCCAGCGATTCATAAGGCAGTCGATACGGGCGATGGCTTCGCGGGCTTCGGCGCGAGATACGAAACATACATATTGACAGGTAGTCACGGAACTGTCATGTTAAATACAGGGTCCATCAATATAACGGTATATGGTAGTTATATTCAAGAAGGTGTGGAGTATCACCCATGAGTCACTACGTAAATTCAGAATCGATATTTAGTGTTATTGGTGATTATCCGGTCACCGATCAGTACGATATTCTATATTCTAACCTGCAGGCTGGCTCGACATACGACAATTATGTCACAGGTTCATTATTGACTAAAGTGAACGTGTTAGGTACGACAGTATTTATTCAAGGAACAAGAGGGCTAGCCTTCAGTAAGCTAACCGTCGACCAGTCTCGGCGACCGAGTCCTCTTCTGACTAGTAACGCCGCCTACAATCTACAACCATGGTCAGAACGCGCAGGAACAATAAGAAACGTAAGATTATTTTCCAACGATGAAAGATTCTACGATTCATTAACGCCTAATCTTGTCGAGTCATTTAAGACGCTCGGAGGCAAAATTACGAGAGTAGACTTTTCTGCTTTTGGTTTTGGTGTACACAACAACATAGTATTTGACAATGACCTATTTAATCCATACGAAGAAATTACGGGTCTAAGTCCGTTAGGATTCGACGCGTCTTTTCCTTTCGAACCCGTCTTTTCAAAGATAAAAAGAGATAAATCCATTGCTGAATCATTCGTTTCCACATCAGAACTCGTCGGCGCGGCGTTAGTACAAAGGAACGAATACAAAACTAACAAATTGTTGATAACTGAATTAAGTTCAGGTTCTAATTTTTCAGGTTCTACGATACCTGTGCTAACGCCATACACACCATATCCCGGTACATCTTTTGATGCTAATTATTGGGTAGATGATCTTAGATACACTCTCTTCGGTGACGGTACATCCACTAGAGAAACAACAAAAATTTTATTTGGGTTTGGAGACAGGCGATCAATAAAATTACAAAAATTTTTAGGAATCGATATAGTCGTAGGAAGAAATAACTTGGTCGGAAGAAGATTTAGTCCTATTCCGCATTGACTCAATTACTATCTTTCTTTAGGAGCGATTGTCAGA